GTATAAGATTAATGACATTAGGAAGTGCGGGTTCTCCTGTGCCTGCTCTTGCCAGAAACGCAACTCGCCTATCTGGTGTTGTCGTGCGTGAAGCTCATGCACTAAAGGGACAACGCGGTTGTCGTCTGGCTTCTGTCCCATGCCCGCGTTTAATCCCCAGCGAACATGAGCAGGGTCACAGGGTGTCGCGCCTGTGATAAGGCAAGGGTAGTCCCTCACCTTATCTAGCCAAGCTCGGTCCCTGATCTTGTCGCGCTTCGGGAACATTACTGGTTAAGCCAGTCAGGCTCTTCGTTGTTTGCTGCATGTCCAGAAGGCTTCTCATCTTCAGGGACGGCGTTCATCCCGTTTTCAAAAGAGTCCCTTGCATTCGTTACCATGCCTGTGAGTTCTCCTTGTGTCGGCCAGTTTTTTTGGTTCGCCAAGAACCGTCCAATCGTACCCGTAACAAATATCTCACACGCCTGACTGTTGGTGCGGGCTGGCCGTGCAGCCCCGTTGGGACGTGCGATTCCGTTGACGTGTTGCTGTACCGCAGCCCCAACTTGTTGTGGCCCTGCATTGGCTTCTACGGGGTGCCACGATTTGATCCAGTAGAAAGTGTCACCATTGGGTGCGGTGTTTGCCACGGGGGTACACTGGATAGTCATCCCAGCCGTTGGTGCTGGTTGTGGATTTTGCTTGTGATTATAAAAAATTCTCCATGTGGGAAAAGTTCCGTCTGGGTGTGGGTGCTCCAACGTAATACGTGTTGATTTCCCCGTACTAGTTTCAACAGCTTCTTTTACTAAATATGGCATTAGTTCCACCTCTCTCTTGCTCTGTTAAAATCTTCGTTCTTCCAGTAAAACCCATCAGGATTGATGGGAATGATTTTCGTAGCGTCCTCCGCAGTAGGACACATACGACTTAACTCCTCTATGCGTTCCCATGCTCCCAACATGACCTCCCATGCCCCTGCGAGTTGGGCCTCCGGTATGCGGTAGCACTCAAACCCCATAGGGTGAGCTTGGCTTATCTTCGGCATGGCATACAGGAGGGCGACAGGCTTGCCCGTCATCTTCCAGTACACGGCCTGTTGTCTCACCGCCGGGGCGGTAAATTCTCCTGTAATATCTCGTGGGCAGCGGAGGGTCGCCTTGGTATCCACCACAATGTCCTCAAACTCAAAATCGGTATAGCCCAGAATGTCCCGCTTCAAAGTAGGGTTTTGGACCACATATCTTCTCTGATAGCCCAATGGCTCCCCAAAGCTCCTCAGAGCCTCTGTGAAGCGCACTGCTATCGGGCCTACATAATCCCTCTCTGGAGTGACCTCACCCTCCTGTAGGCGGTCGAATTGCGCTACAGCGGCCTCTGTGACCTGCTTATTGTTTAATTTATTCATGACACCCTCTTGGGCGGCAAATTCACTCGCGTTTCCCATGTTCATACGGGCGTTGCTGGGTTCACGTTCCCCGAAGCCATATTTCCATACGAACTTCGATGGCGACTTCAGGTACATATTCCCCCCACTGGCCGAGTGTTTGTAATTATCTGAAAGCATCAGCCTGCCAGTATAGCGTGTATCATTAGTTGCTCTTCCTCTTGTCTCTTCTGTATGCCTGCCAAGACATTCTTTATCTGTTCCAGCGTCTTGACGTTCTCTGCTAGGATAAAGTCACTGTGGGCAGACGTATTGAGAAAGGCCAGTAGCTCCCTGTAAGCGACTACCAGTTCTTCACTTGTTGTGTGTTCCATAAAAGGGTTATGCCCGAAGTGGTCTATGCGGTCAACTGTTTCTTGACGGATATTCTACTGTCCTATATGGTCTTGGTTTATTTTGTGGAGTTGGACTATGGATTTACAGACCTATATTTCCCTGAAGGGGATGTCACAGGAGCAGTTCGCCCAGCGTATCGGCGTGAAACAAAAGTCCGTTTCGCGGTACGCAGCGGGAGAACGTGTGCCGCATCCAAAGATCATGTCGGATATTTATTCGGCGACGGATGGTGCGGTAGAGCCTAACGATTTTTATGAGCTTGGAAAGCTATGGAAGAAACGTGACTGAGAAGGAGTTACATTTACAAGTCGCTGAGTATCTGACGCACAGGCTTGGCAAGCAGAACGTCTGGCACTCCAGCCGCAACGAGGGGCAACACAAGCCCCAATACCGGGTGATGCAGCTGCGGATGGGGATGCGTAAAGGCTGGCCGGATATCGAGTTGATACACAAGGGCAGGTTTATAGCTATCGAGCTAAAGACAGACAAAGGGAAGTTATCGAAGGCACAGAAGGAGTGCTATGAGTTAATCACACTTTCCGGGGGGCTGGTGGCAGTCTGCCGTTCCTTGCGGGAAGTAGAGAGTTTTCTGGAGATGGCAATTGGGACAGATTAGCGACGAGACACTTTACCGTTTGGGGAAATTCGTGTTACAGGAATTAGGGTGCAAAGATCCCGGCAGCCATATAACTATGGCGAAGCATAAGTATGCTCCTGAAGACATTATTGAGGCATTGGGGGCGGTGTGTTTGAAGCGTCCCGCAGATGTCGTTCCTTATTTTAAGGCTTGTCTGAAGGGTAAGGAAAAGAAAGAAGAGAATACTATAGGCGGCCAATGGGGGATGCGTGTAAAGAATTTCAAAGAGACAGGATTTTGGCCTATTCACTTTGGGCCGAAGCCGGGAGAGGAGGGGTGCCAAGCACCACAGGAGTAGTCGGCGGGTAAAAGACGTAGCGGCTATTCTTAAAGGATTACTAGGGCGCAACCGCAGTTCAAAGGGGGGATCGAAAGTACCGACCCCGGTTGCAGGCAGACGTGAACTGTCTTAAGTAGGGTACAACCGATTAGGGTCACGAAACCACTATTTGGGCTTGAAGCGACGGGTAGGCTCCGACTATCAAGATCGTAGAAAGCATAGATCAACTTCTGCTGAAAAAGCGGAGGCTGATCGATCTATGCCTTCGCTCTGAGTTCACCAACTATCATAATATAGGAGTAAGAGATGAAAAAGGAGCAGCCTTCAGCAGCTTGGAGAACAGGATGGCATACAGCAGAAGAAGGAAGGGCAGCTTCGACAAACCCATATAGAGGCAAGGAGGACAAAGAGGATTTCGATAAAGGATTTTATGCGTGGCTGATGTGGAACCAAGAGAACGTGAGGCGCTAGAATGTCCTTGGTGTGGTGAATGGACTAGGCTAGAATTTACTAGATCGAAGTATGTATGCCCACGATACAGCAGGCCCGCGGAGGACTGTTGTAGTGGCGAGAGAAATATATCTGGCGAAGAGTAAAGAAGATTTTGAGGGGCTAACGGAAATTCACAAAGAATGTTTCGGTAAGGTGGATTGGGATGAATACAAAAAGGCGTTGGGTGACAAGCGATGTTTTTTTGTCGTAGCGAAGGAAAAAGAGGAAATAGTGGGCTATTTAGCGGCTAGAGTTGAAGGCGAATGTGCCAAAGGGCTATGGCAGGGAACAAAAGAAAGCCACAGAAGGATGGGGATCGGGAAGCCCGTCCATCAGGAAGCCTTGGAGGAATCAAGTCGTAGAGGCGCGGAATACTTTGATAGTTTTTTAACGGAAGAAAACGATATGTTTGCAGCTATATCAGGACAGCAAAAACAACTAGGCTTTATACCTATAGCCAGATATCCCGACCACTACATAAAAGACGGGGAAAAGGTAAACATTATGATAAGTCATTTAAGGATTTCTTTGATGCCGTTGAAGAAAAGTGATGGCGAGACAGCGACTAGAGAATAGGCGACCGCAAATAACTCACTCCGTTATGATGGATGGAGAGAAGTACCATGTGTCGATCGGCTATGACCTGACGGAAATGCGGGCCAAGGAAGTATTCATTCGTGGAAGCAAAGTCGGCTCTCATATGGATTATCTGCTCGATGACATAGCAGTAATTATTTCGGTGAGCCTACAGAACGGCGTGTCTCCTAACGACATTCAGAAGTCTCTTGGTAGCCCTCTAGTGCAGAAAGTAATGGAGCTAGTCAATGAAACTTCACATTGAAATGCCTATTGTTGTGGGACATTTAGATGAGGAAATGGCCCGTGCTATGTGTTGGTATGATAATGGGGTCGGTGATCTTTATTTGTTGTTGCGGGGAGTTGTTAACCCAGAACAGCGGCCTTTCAGTTTTTCGGATTTTTCATGTTCATGCCAGGGGGATACAATCCAAATTTCACGGCAACAACTAGCAGACTTCTATGGCTGGAAGGAACCGAAACTGAAGAAAGCTATCGATGGCCTACTTGAGTTAAACTTAATGTGGGATATTATTAAGGGCGAAAAGTACATATTTACAGATGGCATAAGGCCACCTGAAAAATACTGGTTGGCTGAAGACGATAAATTACGTGAAGCAGTAGAATGAAGCGTGAGACACGGCAAATCCCCAATCAGTACGCCCGCAAGCGTAACGATTATGTATCGGAAGAGACTGCTAGGGCTGGCACGTTTAACATCAGGAATGTCTCTGAAGATGTTTTAGGCACGTACTGGAGGCGAAAGAATATCACAGACAAACAGAAGGAAGCCGGTCGGATATTCCAGAAAAATTATAAAATGCCGAAGCTCGTAGGTTCGTATGGTCACACAATCCAAGGTGAAGAGGACATGGATGCGGAGCGTATGGCCGACCATCACAGGGCGTGTAAACAGTTGGGACCACTATCGAACCTTGTCATCGAGGTATGTTTGTTCAACAGAAACGCCGGGAAAGTACACGAGAAAGGGATGGATCTGTTCAGATTTTCACTCGATGTGTTGGCTCGACATTATGGCTTGACCGACCACACCTCAAAACGGACAATTGGGATAATGTCAGGGAGTGTATAAAAAATATGGCCTACGGAAAACCAGTTAAAAATCCAGTCAAAGCAAAGCCCACAAGGAAGAAGTAATGGGTCCAGTAATAGGCAGATCACAGGCGCAGCAGCAATACTCTCGCTTGCCCGATTATGCAAAACGCAAACAGGCTGCTCCAAAAGGAGCGCAGCAGTATGGTACAGCAGAACGCTATCATATGGCAGGGGTTGCTCCCGGCTGGTATAACCCCGCTTTGGATAATCAGAAGCAGCTCGAAAAATTACAGGTGGTAGAAGCGCAGAAACAACAGGAGAGATTGGATAAACTAAATCCTCCCGTTATACCGCCGACAAGAGGCGCTCCAGTGAACGTCAACACATTATTCCAGAGCGACTTGCAAGGCTTGCTATCGGCGCTGACCAGAGGCCAACAGGCTGTACAACAGAATGTACAAAACTTCCCCCAGAGGGAGGAGTTCAGTCCTGAGATACAAGCTATACGAAATCAGTTCGTCCAGAGCCTCCTTTAGATCCTATCGTCGCCACCGTAGTCTTCGTCTGTTCCCCAGCCAGCCGACGCTAGTGCGCTTGCATGGTCGCCGTCCATATCGTCGTATGAACGCTCCTCGCAATTGATTTCGGCCAAGCCGATCATTGCCTCGTCCCGTTCCTGAATTTTCTCGTCCAAGATGTCCTTCATCTGGAGGGCGAGTTCATAATCCTCAGTTATGATCTTTTTTATGAGAGCAGTTAATGCGGTGTCACGAGTTTTCTGAAAGGCGACGGTGAGAACCATCGTGCTTGCCATCGTGCCGCGTCCGATTGAAAGCTGCGCGGTGTACCCGTCTCTTTCCACACCAACCATGCCCTTACTAACGCGGTCATGCAGTTCGAGGACTATATTATCAAGGCGCTCCTGCAAGTCCTGCTCGTTTTCGTTTGTCATTCCAGCGAGAGTTGCGTTAATCACCTCATTAAGACGGGCGCGTTCGGCGTTGAGATCTTCGATGGTCATTTCAGTTACGTTTTTCATTTGTCTTTCCTTCGTTCTTGATTGATCCAATACAAGTATTGTAGACCGAAACGGGGTATACAGTCAACAGGGATAATATCATGCCAATTCAAACAGTTAAGGGGGGATACCGCTTCGGTTCTAGCGGGAAAGTCTACAAACAGAAGAGTTTAGCGGAACGGCAGGGACGAGCTATTAAGTTGAGCATGTTAAAAAATCGACACTATAAAAAGGGAACGACAAGTGCATAAGCCTGACAAGAAGTCACGAACCATAGTAATGAAACTTGCCCGCATAGGTACACCGCAAGAAGTTATCGGTGACGTGTTGGGAGGCATTCATCGTGAGACAGTAGCTAAACATTACCGCAGGGAGCTTGATCTTTCGGCAGCAGAAGCTAACGGAGAGGTGGCGAACTCACTGTACCAGAACGCAGTGAACGGGAACGTCACGGCTCAGATCTTCTGGTGCAAAACTAGGTTGGGATGGAAAGAGACTGCGGTACTGGAACAGAAGCAAGAGTTTGCCATACTGATAGACAGACCAGAGGAAGAGTTAACGGAGGAGGAATGGCTAGAACAATCGCTTGGCAGCCGCAGCAAGGCCCCCAGCATCAACTAATAACGTGTCCAAACAGCATAGATGAGAGGTTTTACGGAGGGAGCCGCGGGGGAGG